GTCCCACTACATATACCAAAGTGGTCAACGGGGTCACAACCACTATCACTGCAGAGGAATACAACGCTAGAAAAGCTGCACTGAACACGCAAGCCGACCAGTTAAGAAATTCTCTCCGCACACCAGCAGCGCAAGACACACAGGCCATCACAGCTGTTTCAGCAGCTCAAGCCACACAGGCCATCGCAGCTGTGGACCCTGTGAAATTGGACCAAAACACCACAGCTGTGACACAGACAGCTAGGTCTGCTGTGGATCGATTCACAGATCCCAGCAAGCTACCAGTTGATTCCATTGCCGCACTGGGTCAAGCTGGGCACACAGCCAGGCTGCTGCCAAACAACAGCTTTGACAACATTGCCAGAGCGCAGGGTCTGAATTTTGCTCCAGAGCCCAATCCTCTGAACCAGTATGCCAACTATACCTATCACATTCGTTGGTTCATGACTTCAGTGGATGAAAGCTACAACAACATTGGTGGCACCAATCCCAACAGCAGCAACATGGCCAAGACCGTAATAGCTGAAAGTGGAGTCACAGCAGGCTTCAACATTACGGAGCTGCATATACATGCCGCCTGCACTACCAGCAATGAAAAGCGCAACATGTGGTCTCTGACAGAGATTGACCTTGTGCTGCACGAACCTCTGGGTCTCAGCCTCCTGGACAAGATCTACTATTCGGCACAGCAGATTGGCATTCGCAATCATCTGCGCTGCCCATACTTCCTAGAGGTATGGTTCAATGGTTATAATGAAGATGGCAGCCTTGCAGCCAACAACTTGTATTACAACATCTATAGGATCAATTTTCAAGATGTTGATGCCAATGCCACTCATGTGGGCACCATTTACAATATCAAATTCTACGCTGACAACAGCACAGGCGAATCCAATCAGCTGGCCATACCAGCAGCTGGTATCAATGTGCCTGCCAACAATCTTGGAGCATTTTTTGATGATCTGACCATTGCACTCAATGCCCAACCGCCACAATCCAATAATGATGGTATCAAACGCACAGTATATAAATTTCAATATCCCAACACTTGGAAAAACTGGTCCATGCGGCCCAAAGATCCAGATCGACATGTGTCTCGCAATGAATCAGTGAATGCAGCGGATGCTGCACTGGGCACAGGGTCGGTTATCAAAATAGCCTCTGGACAGGCCATAGAAACCATCATCAACAATGCAGTTTACAGCTGCAAGGAAGCACAGGATTTCATCACAGGCAACAATGGAGGCAGCACCGGCGGTGCCAGTTTTGGTGAGCATGCGCTGATAGGCTATGTGGCAGTGCGTGCAGTGACCAAGTTGATTTCAGTTGATCCTGTGTCTGGTGATTACACACGCGAAATCACCTATGTGATGTGGCGTGCAGAAAGCCTCAAAAGCTACACAGACCCTCAGGCTGTGAAAGATGCCAGCACACCACAAATACAGTCCAACAAATTGCAGTATATGGTGCAAAAGAAGCGCCTAAACAAAAGATACGATTACATCTACACAGGTCTCAACACAGAAGTGGTGTCTTTTGACTTCAAAGTCAATATGACATACATGTTTGCAAATCCTGCCTGGGCGCAGGCCAATGCCTATGGCCAGTATGCCACTCCGGCCTTGGTAAACGAAGGCAGTGTGGGTCGCGCACAGCAGACTCAGACTCTGCCTCAGGAAAAGGTTCCTGCCAATACCATTGACGCTGTGAAACCAGACTCTGTGTCTCCAGCCAATGCCATCACTACGGCTGTGGGCACAGCCCCCGCCAATGCAGCGACCAATTTGCTCACCAGGGCAGGCACAGCGGTTACCAATGTGATTAAAAACACCACCAATCAGCTGGCCGCTGCCAGTGTGAACATACCACTCAATGCCAGTCCCGGACAGCTGGCAGGCTATCAGGCTCTGCTCAATGCGCAGGGGAAAACTGCTGCTGCGCAACTGGTGCAAACTCAGCGCAACTACTTGGCAAGCAAGCAGAGCCGGCTCACTGCATATGCGGAAGATGCCAAAAACAATCCAGCTGCAACACCCCCCTTGCCGCTGGTGGCCACATTTCCCAATGAACCATTGACACAGAATGCTCAGCAGAACACTGACCAGATCAAAGTACCTGTCGATACTGATGCCTTGGCAAATCCCAGTGGCACTGGATTTGTTGCTGCTGTGATGGGAAACCTTTTTGCAGCAGGGCCCGCTGAATTTATGAATATAGAAATCACTGTGCGAGGCGATCCCTGGTGGATTCCCACCAGCAACATCAGTCAAAATGATCGTGCGCTGGAGCTCACAGGCAACAACACCAATAAATCTGCCAACAGCAATCAGCTACAGGCAGATTTTCTTGCTGGTGACAATGCTTTCTTGTTGCAGCTCAGACCGGGGGTGGTCATTGATGAAAGCACAGGGTTGGCAGTGACAGATGGCAATGGGTCTGATTTTTTCAAAGGCATATATGTGTTGTACGAAGTGGACTGTCAATTTGTTGGTGGTAAATTCACACAGCTGCTGAAGGCCTACAAGGACGTGCTGAGCCAAAACCCCATACCCAATCAAACCACTGTGGGCACAGCTTCTGGCACTGCAGCTGCAGCATCCACTAGAGCGCAGGCTTTTTGATGAAGGAAAAACTGCTGAGCCAGTGGAGCTTTTGATCTCAGATCAGCTGCGCATGCTATAAATTACTGTTACTCGCAAGGTGCACAATGGTATCATTCCATAGAACAGCCAAAACTCCGGATGCCTTTAATCTACAGCCTGCAGGCAGATCCACAAGTCTCACCAGTATATATGTGGGCTTTGTGAAAACTGTGTTGGATCAGCAGTACATGGGGCGTATACAGGTTTGGATTCCAGAAATCAGTGGCGATGTCAATGACAAGAGTCAGTGGTTTACCTGCAGCTATGCCAGTCCGTTTGCTGGCGCCACCAGCATTACCAAAAACACTCACGGGCCAGCATGGAACAACAGCCAACGCAGCTATGGTTTTTGGTTTGTGCCACCGGATCTGGAAAATGAAGTAGTGGTATGTTTTGCCAATGGTGATCCTGCGCGGGGCCTTTGGTTTGGTTGCCTGTATCAACAGAACATGAACCACATGGTGCCTGGTATACCGGGTGATCCCAGTACCAATGGTCTACCAGTTGTGGAATACAACAAAATTCGTCAAGACATCACAGTCAACACAGCCGTGGGACCAATATACACTCCATTGGCAGATCAGTTGAAGATACAGGGGTTGGAAAAGGATCCCTTGCGTGGAACCTCAACCAGTGGTGCAAGGCGCAGCCAACCTGCCAACGGTGTGTATGGCATATTGACTCCTGGTGCCAATCAGTTTGTCATGGATGATGGCGCAGATGGTGCTTACATACGGCTGCGCACACAAAGTGGCACAGCCATCACAGTGAGTGAAACTGACGGCAGTATCTATATGATAAGCCGTGACGGCAACAGCTGGATGGAACTGGGAGTTGATGGCAGTATCAACATCTATGGCAGCAATAACCTCAACATACGCACACAGGGCATTCTCAACCTGCATGCTGATCTGGATATCAATATTGAAGCTGGTCGCAGCATCTACATGAAGGCCAGAGGCGATGTCAACAGTGTGGTTCTCAATGCTGCGCCAGCCACTGCTGCTGACAGCGGACAGATTGTCACTGCCACTACTAGCAGCAATGCCCAGGTGCCGGCCATTGCTGTGTCAGACACACACGTGACCATTGCTGCACCCAGCAATGGCATTACCGGAGAGTTTGTGCCCGGCATGACCATAACTGGCATACCATGGAACAACCCCACATCAGACACTGCTCCGCCTACCCCAGCACCCACACCTGCAGTGCCAGGCAGTGGTGCACCCGTGGTCCTTGTGGGGGACACAGCAGCAGGCGGCATAGCTGCCACACTGGCAACCAAATATCCTGGCACACTGACCAACATCATGCCAAATGTGCTGAGCAGCAGTTTGGACAGCACCATAAAAAGCACGCCAACACTGCAGAATGCACAGTATGCAGTGGTCAGCGTGGGGGACTATGACACTCGCAGCACAGAAACTTCAGCTGGACAGCTGAGCGAAAGCCTTGTGTCCATACGTCAGAGTCTCAATGCCAAATACTACATTTGGATATTGCCTTTGGATCCCACAGCACATGCCACTGTATATGGTTTTGCCACTGGAGTGGGAGATGTGCCTCAGGCACAGGTTTTGGACTATGCCACAGGTGGCACAAACAGCGCTCAGTTGGCAGACAACGTGCTTGGCAACATTGGCCAAATAGTCACACCAACACCTCCTGACAACATCACCAGCACTGCTACCACAGTGCCTGCTGCACAACCCAACGGTCTGCTGGCCAGCGTATCTACCAATGATGATGGCAGCATTACCTATCTCAATGTGACTTTTGCCAGTGGCAATCAGAGCATAGTCAGCAATGCCAGTGTGATCACTGGTACTCTGCAGAATCCCACTAGCAATGTCACAGTGCCGCAAACCAACAACAACAGCACTGCTCCTGGTGTGATCATGTTCAACGCCAATGCCACCATGCATGTGACCAGCGGCAGTGACATGTTCATACAGAGCGGTGGCATCATGGCTCGCACCAGTCAAAGCAACATGTTTGACTATGCCTACGGCAGCTATGATCTGGCCGTGGGAGGATACCTCACCATGCAGAGCAATGGCCTACTGAGCATTGGCACTACCAATAACATGCTGATTGGGGCCAACCGCATAGATCTCAATGGCCCGGCTCCACAGGCTGCCAAGGCCGCACCGGCTGCGCTCAAACCCATTGACTCACAACAGCAGGATGTGCTGGTGGTGGGCCCGGGCTCATTTGACTTTGTGTTGAAAAACACCATAGTCAGCCAGCTGGTGACTCATGAGCCCTATGGTGGACATTCGGCCGCAGCTCCTGGATACAGAGGACATGTGGACCAGGGCACGGCCATTGATCCCAACACCGGGGCTCCGCTACTGCAGGGTCAGGTGGTTGGCGGTCAGACCATTCCCCTCAGCATCAATGGCACGCCCAACAGCAACAGTCCGCCTGGCATGTATGAGGGTCAGGGCTACAGTGCCAGTGGCCAACCGCAATATGCCAACACTGGTCCTGCTGAAGGACAGGTGCCCCCGGGTACTCTGCAGCTGAGCAATGCAGGTGCACAGTTTATTGCGGCCTTTGAAGGCAAGAAAAGCACAGTGTATTTGGACAGTGCCAATCTGCCGACCATTGGCATAGGACATCTGCTGTTGGCAGAAGAAAAGGCAGGCAACTATGTGATTATTGCTGGGCAAAAAAGACCGCTGCCTCCGCAGGGAGGACCTCTGACTGATGCTGAGATTGTGTCCCTGTTTCGTCACGAGCTTGAGCGGTTTGTTCAGATCGTGCGCACTCAGATCAAGGTGCCGCTGAGTCAAACACAGTTTGACATGTTGGTGAGTTTTGCCTACAACGTGGGCAATATCAATGCGCTGGCAGCTGTGATCAATACCAACAATTACAACGTCACTGACATTTTCATGCAGTTTGTGCATGCCAAGGGTGCTGTGATCAAGGGTCTAGTGCGACGACGTCAGGCTGAAGCGGCCAATTTCAGTGCAGGCAAGATCATCAACCCTGGTGGTTGATGACCGCATCTAGCAAAAAACCCTGGTATCACCAGGGCTAAATATCTCATAGACAGAGGTATCGCTGCCATATGGCCACCATTGCACCACAAAGAGTTTTCTACGGTTTCAGCACACTGGATACCACTGCCAAACAGCAGACCTTTGCTGATGTGCCTTTGATACAGAGAGATCTCTATAATCATTTCAATACTCTCAAAGGTGAGAGACTGATGATGCCGCAATATGGCTGCAGCATCTGGGACTATTTGTTTGAACCCTTTGACGATGCTGTGGTACAGAGTGTGGCAGCCGAAGCCACCCGCATAGTCAATACTGACAGCCGTGTGCAGCTACAGAGTCTGCAGGTAATACCCTTTGCCAATGGTATGATTGTGCAGATGCAACTGTTTTACCTGCCATTTGGGGTTACCAACACCTTTAGTGTACAGTTTGATCAAGACGCAGTAAACCTAGATGCAATAGGTTGATCGGGAAAACACATGGCAGTTAGTCAGCAACAACGTCAGAAGCAGCTGTTTGCAGCAGAAGATTGGCAGGTAATCTACACTGCGTTCACTCAGGTCAACTTCAACGCCTATGATTTCCCCACCATACGCACAGCTATGGTGGAATACATTCGCCTCAACTATCCAGAAGATTTCAATGACTGGACAGAAAGCAGCGAATTTGTGGCCATTATTGATCTGCTGGCCTATCTGGGTCAGAGCTTGGCCTTTCGCATGGATCTCAACACTCGCGAAAACTTTCTAGACACAGCTCAGCGTCGCAGCAGCATCTTCCGCTTGGCTCGCATGCTGAACTATCAGCCTCAGCGCAGCATACCCAGCAGTGGCCTATTGAAGATCAATCAAATAGTCAGCAACCAACCAATCTATGATGCCAACGGGCTGAATCTACAGAACACGCCCATCAATTGGAATGATCCCAACAATGCCGATTGGCAAGAGCAGTTTACTCTGGTGCTGAATGCCACACTCAACACCACCAATTATGTGGGCAATCCCAGCAAGAGTGGCATCATCAACGGCATACCCACTGAACTCTATGCCATGAACAACACAGCTATTCCCACCAGTGTCATAGCCTTTTCCGCTGTGGTGGGTGGCAATAGCATGGCATTTGAACTGGCCAATCCCGATTTCAACGCAGCTTCTAGTGGCAATCCCACAGTGCTTGGTACCAGTGGTAACTTTTTTGAGCGCACACCCAATCCTATCAACAGCTGGTATTTGATATATCAAAACGATGGCAATGGCTATGACAGTGCCAACACAGGGTATTTCCTCTATTTCAAACAGGGTACCATGGGATATGCAGACTATCTCTTGGAATTGCCCATTGCCAATCGTGTGATAGATGTGAATGTCAATGGCATAAACCAAACTGATGTCTGGGTGCAGAACATCAATACCACAGGGCTGGTCACAGCTGATTGGACAGCTGTGCCCAATGTCAATGGTTTCAATGTGATCTACAACAGCCTACAGAGCAGCATACGCAATATCTACAGTGTGATCACTCGCGACAACAATGGCAATGATCAGATCAGTCTGCGATTTGCTGATGGCAATTTTGGCAATGTGCCCATAGGTCTGCTGCGGGTATGGTATAGGGTCAGCAATGGACTGCAGTATCAGATACGTCCCACTGACATGACCAATCTCAAGTTCAACTTTGGATATAACGACAGGTTGTTCAACACCTACAGTGTGGCTTTCAATAGCAATCTGCAATACACAGTGGCCAATAGTCAGACCGCACAGACCAATCAGCAGATACAGCTGTCTGCTGAACAGGTATATTATACACAAGATCGCATGGTCAATGGCGAAGACTACAATCTCTTCCCACTGCAGAGCAGTCAGGCTCTGAAGGTCAAGGCAGTGAATCGCACCTACAGTGGACAGAGTCGCTATCTGGACATCAATGACCCCACTGGCACTTATCAGAACATCAACGTATTTGCTACCGATGGCATACTCTATGAGGAAAGTGATCTCAATCAACAGCAGGTCACCATAAATGTGGGAACCCCCAACCAAGTCTATGTGATTGACAACATACAACCCATGATCAGTGGTGGGTCTGGCTTTGAGAGCGATGCTATAGAGCTGCAGAACTTCTACTACTATAATTTTGCTCGCTACACAGCACCTGGTCTGTACTGGAAACAGGTCAGTGCTGCCACAGGCAGCAGCACGGGCTCATTTGACATTGGTGGTGTGGCGCAGCGGCTGGGAGCCAGTGCTGCTGCGGGATCCGCAGAGCAATATATTGCCAGCGCCAGTTTGATCCAATACACCACTGTGGGCAATGTGTCAGCATGGACCAGCGTGGTCAGTGTGGTGGGCGATGGCACAGGCCTCAACAACACTGGCGTTTTGGCCAGTGGTCTGGGTGCTGTGACTCTGAGCAGTGTGCCGGGGGACCTCAGCACAGTGACCAGCATCTGCGGACCATGGGTCACTACCTTCACCACTGATGAGATCAGTGCCATAGCAGCGGCCATGAATGCCACACAGACATTTGGCATAGGCTATGCACCTCAGACACAGACTTGGTATGTGATTACCAACAACAATCTGGCCATAGGCAACAGTTGGAGTGAAACCTATGCACAGGATACCACTGGAACCAATCGTGACAACAGCTGGTTGGTCAGAGTGATATACAACATTGGCAGCTGGATCATACAGACCAGAGCTCAGCGCTATGTGTTTGAAAGCGTGGATCAGGTGCGCTTTTATTTCAGCAACGAACGCAAGACTCTAGACAGCAGCACAGGCAGGGTACTGTATGACACTGTGACTGTGCTGAAAGTGAATTCGGCACCATTGCCACCTGCTCCTGCTCCGGCACTGGGCCAAAATTATCAATGGCAGATCTATGGACAGGAGATTTATCCTGATGGCTATGCTGATCCGGCCAGTGTGCGAGTGACGTTTGTCAGCACACAGAATCCCATATTGCCCGACGATCCTGATGAGTTTACCATAATAGTCAACCCCTTGGTCACCCCGCCTCCCAAATATGTGTTCTGGGTACGCTATACCAGCGCAGAAGGCTATCAGTATTATCAGCCGGTGAACATCAGTGACAATCGTATATACAGCACCCCTCTGCAGGTACCGCAGCCACCTCAGGGCAACTGGACCCTAGGCGAGTTGGCCTATGTGATCAGTACTGCAGTCTTTCTGCAATACAACGGCACAGTGTTAGTGGATGTCACTGTGGATTACAAGGTGCGAATTGGTCGCAACAACATCAGCTATCTGTGGAAGCACTTTGCCACATATAATCAACGCATCAATCCTGCAATAATGAACATAATTGACATCTTTATTCTCACGGCACCCTATAATGATGCACTGCGCAACTGGATAGCCATCAATGGCAGTGCAGATACCAGACCCACCCCGCCCACAGTTGATCAACTGAATAATACCTT